TATTCTTTGACCTGTTGACGATGCACCATAGTAAATAGTCATATCGTAATAATTAGGAATAGTTACACCTAAAGGTACTTTTAAAGTAGTTCCATTACCTGTTGTATTAGGTAATATACCACTCCAAACCTGCATTAAAGTCGCACCAATATATACGTTTGCTATTTCAATATCCAAAGAGGAGTTGACAATTTCAATGTAAGTTGGTGTACCTGCATTAGCTGACATTATTATTCCTTGTTTTACTAACTTCATTATGGTTGAATATTACCGATTAAATACCATTCATTTGTATCTCTTTTGATTAAAGTAGCACCTGTGTATTGGTCGCCAATTCGTGTACTAAAATCTTTGCTTCTAAATGTTACACCACTTGCAGCTACTATTGTAGTATTACCTGCTCCGTATTGCATTACAGTAATCTCAGTTCCAATAGGAAAAGCAACGCTTGAATTATTGGGTACTGTAACTGTGTTAGCACTACCTACGTTCATTTCTACAATCTTACTTGCATCAGCTAATACTAAAGTATAACTTGATGTTTGAGTATTATAAACATTATAATTTGTCAATAAACCATTTATATTAGTTGCTCCAGTAATAGTTCCACCACTAAAAGGGAAATAAGTACTTGCAGCATTTGATATAGTCAAATAAGTACTTGCAGCAGATGATGTAGTTAAATAAGTGCTATTATCATAGCTTATTGAAGTACCTGAAGCCTTTACAAATCCTGTTCCATTTAATTGCGGTTGCCCACCTAAACCTGCTAAAGTTTGGTCTCCTGTGTTTGTTCCACTTGATGACCCACTAAAGTTTGCAGCACTTAAATTATTAGGAAATGATGTGTTACCTGAACTATCCAAAAGTGTAGCAGTTCTTGTAATTGAACTAAATACACCTGTATATTGTCTTACATAAATAGGCTCTGTACCATCATCTGCAGTTGCTATTTCTACATAACCTGAATTTGTACCTGTACCGCCTATTAATATTCTAAATTGGTCATTGTCAGCCATATTGCCTCTAACTAATTCAGCAGTATTTGTACCTGTAACTGTTCTTGAAACTGCAGCCGCAGTACCACTTGAATTAATAAAACCATCAGGGTTTGTTGCATTATTAGGAGTAAATCCTATAGCATTTTGCTTATTCTTAAAAGTTGTCCAATCAGTAGAAGAAAGATATCCATTTTGACTACCTGAAGCTAAGTTAACAGTAAAAGTCAATGAGCCATTAACAGGCGCACCTGTACCAGTAATAACCAATACGCTTGTAGGAGATGAACTAACACTACCTAAAGTATAAGATGGACCTTTGCCATCTAATTGTGTTTGTACGTTAGAAGTTACACCGCTTAAATAAGCTAATTCAGTAGCTGTTGTTATATTAGCTACAACCTTACCACTTGAGTTAGAATTTAAAGCCTTTGATGTATCTAAATTGCTTGTAGCTATGGTAGATGCTCCTCCAGTAATTGAAGCAACTGCTGCACTACTAAATACACCTAAAGTGCCATCACCTTTTATATAGTCATTAGCATTACCTGCACCAGCTATTGCTAAAGTACCTGCACCTGTAATTGGCGAACCTGTAATAGAAAAAGCAGCAGGAGCAGAAAGAGCAACCGAAGTTACTGTCCCAGTTCCACCACCAGCTCTTTGCCAAATACTTCCTGAATAAATTACTGTGTTACCTACAACGAATACTATACCATTCCAAGTACCACCTGTACTAACTAAATAATAATCCCCTGCCGTACCAACACCATCTACAATGTAAGGTGTATTAGTAGCAGCATTCCAAGTTCCCTTATATGAAGAACCTAAAGTTGGTAATTGAGCAGATGGTACTTTTCCATCAGCTCCTAAAGTAGCTACCCCATTTGCATCACCTAAAGGAACTGAAGTAACAACCCCAGCAGTTGCAGTTAATGCACCAGTTAATGTTCTTATTTTTGCTTCGCCAGTTACTTGAATTTGACTCATAATATTTTATTGAAATAATGCTCTAATATATTCCCCTGCTACCAAAACTCTACCAAAAGTCAATACCCCTGTTGCACTTACAAACTTAACATCATCACCTGTTGCAGTTCCTGTTGTTAAAATGTTTTGTGCATCCACACCACCTCTTGAAACGTAAAGACAAGAATAACCTATTGTGTCAGTAAATGTAATTGATGTTTCCCCTCCTATTGCCGTGTAACCTTTTGTCTTAACAGGGTTTGAACCAACTATGATAACTCCTTCTGGGTCTACGCTTGTTCCTGTTATTCCATATACTCCGCTACCTTGTAAACTTATGTTATATGTAGCCACATCCTTTTGGGGTGCGTTTATTGCTAAACTTGATATATTACAAGTCCCGTTAATAATAACCAATCCATCAACTCCATTATCAACAACAAACTTAATCTCTATTGGCTCTCTTGCTAACTGCTTTTCAAGCATAAACAAATATGAAAAGCCACTTAAAGTAATTAACCCATCACAGGTTACATTCCAAGTAGCCACATCGTTTTTATATTCTCTAAACCAAGCACTTGATTGACTTGTCACCTCTTTTTGGTCTACACTTACATCAAACGTACAATTTGTACTACACGCAAAAGCGACATCAACCTCTGGGTCAACATCTGTTCTATGCCAATAAAGCATTACGTTATTTCCTATTACTGCTGCCATATTACAAATTTAATCAATTATCCGTATGTTTCTAATATTTCACCTGCTCCGCTAATTTTAAATGCTTTAAACGATATATCTGTTGTCATTACTTTCCACCATAAGTTTGCACCATTAAAAGGAGTTATTAAAAGTTCATTTGTGTAATAAACATCCCCTACACTTGGAACTCCAATATCTTCTAAATAAACTAAATTACTTGTTAAAGGTGCTGCATAAGCTGCTTCTTTAGTTGTATAAGCCGTTGACCTTAAATGTCCATAACCAGATACTACATTTGAAAGATTGTTATTAGAATAAACAGTTCTTAAAGTTGTTTCAACATTTTCATTATTTATATTCAATAAAGTAGCTTGTATGATATCATTTTGTAAGTCAATAGTTGAATTACCTAAAATGTATTTTTTATTACTAACATTTATTTGTGCTGGGTCTGTATCAGCAGAAGTTAAACGCATAGCACCGCTTAATCTTCCGTTTGTTGTATTCATACCCATAAATGAACTATCAATATTTATTACATTAGTATGTAAGCAATTTGAATATTGTTTGACTACTAATTCACTTAAACTTCTATATATATCTAAAGGATATTCAAATCTATACCACCCAATTAATGTTTCTCCAAGAGAATTACTTAAAAATCCTCTGTAAGAATAATTACCATCAACGTTAGGATTAAAACCTAATGGCAAATCTATATCTAAAACATATTCTTCTGTATCATTTACAAAACTCTCAGTTCTAAAGCCAATAAATGAAGGTATAATTTGAAGGTTGAATTTTTGTACCTCAACTCCAGCAACAGTAGATTTCCAATAAGGAGAACTATTATCAGCTAAAACTAACTCAAATGCAAATACACCATTATCTGGTGCTGGTGGAGTTTGTAATGTAAAATTAGCTTTTGCATTAGCAGCATCAAAAGGATAATAATAATAATTACTTCCAATATTTGCCCATTCCTTTTTGTCATTTATATAGTATGTAAAAGATGGAGTTACTAATGTTACCTTTAAAATAAATAATCCATCTGGACCACTTGCTGGAACTCCAATACCACTTATATCAAAACTTATTTTTGCCGTTTCATTTATACCAAGTTTAGGTAAATTTATTGGGCTTACTCCTAAATCAAATGGCGCAGCTGAAACTGTGTTATTAAGAATAAATGAATTGTACTCTTTCTCTGGATAACTCTTGATAAATATAATACCACCTGTTTCCCTTCTTTCAACCCATCCAAAAGCATTACCCTCTGTTGGGCTTACTACTGTATAATTTTTTAAATCCCAGTTAGTTATGTAATTATTTGGGTATTCAATTTCTTTTTCTAATCTTATTTTATTATACCCTTTTCTTAATATTTTAAATTGACTATTTTCAACATAAAATAAATTACTTGTATTACCTGTATATCCTTGTATTTGTCCAGTTAATGACTTTGTTCCACTTGTAACAACTGTTCCACTTGTGTTATATTCTGTAAAATAATAACTTGATTGTGCAAATTGAGTTAAAGGTACAATATACCATTTGCCTTGTGCTTGAAATAAACGGCAACCAAAACCTTTGGCAATATCACTTATTACTTTTAAACAATTATAAGGTTCTTGATTATTATTTGTTATTGAAGCATAATTTTGATAAGATTGTATCAAAGGTTCGTTAAAAGTATTTACTGTTCTATTTAACATAGATGTTGCATACAAACTTATTCCACTTATTAAATTTAAACCAAAACCAATATTACTTAATGAATTTTGTAAAAAAGCTAAACAAGTAATTCTATCAATTAAAGAATAATCAACAGGCAATTGATATGGTATTCTTTCAAGCATACCTAATCCATCAATAGCATTAAAAGATAATTCCTTTCTGCCTGTTGTATATGAAAATTGAACATAATCACTTAATGCCCATCCTTGCCATTCTAAAGTAGTATCGTAAAATAATTTACATAAATACTTTCTATCGTTTAAAGAAGTAAAGTCAGGCATATTGTTTAAATTATCAGTAACATCTATAATAACGTTTAACTGACTAACATAAATTGCCTCAAAAATATCATCGCTTCTTGGGATGTATTGAATTTGTAAAGTAATAGCTGGATATTCTATTAAAGCACCTGCATAACCATCTTCTTGTAAATATAGTGTTGATATGCTACCGCTTTTGGTAGCCATTGTTATTTTGTATTTATTAGTATATGCCATTAATTGCCTCGTCTAATATTTAAGTTGTTGTTTGCTCTTTGAGTTGCCAAAATCAAATCAGAACCTTTTAATAAAAACTCACCTAAGAAATTACCACCTCCCATTCCCATACCACCAGTTACTACACCAGCTGCAGGAGCAACACCACCAGTACCAACACATCTAATGCTTGTTGTGCTGCATCAATTCCGTTAAAATTACCTGTAAATGTTTGTGGCGCATTTGGTAATGCAGGAGAAGTAGGTTTATTACCTAAAATAGGACTTTCTGCATCTGCTGGTAATGGTCTCGGTTGTCCTCCTATTTTTTGAATATTATCAGCAATTTCTTTTGTTGATTGTGCTAATGCTTTTGCTCCCTTATCTAATTGGAAAAATGGATTATTTAAAGCTAATGTTATTGTATTAGCTAATTCTGTATTTAAACCAATTATCCCATTCTTTAATTTAATAGCCTCCGTTCTTGCATCAATATTAGCATCTTTTGCTTTGCTAATTGCACTTGCTTGATAAACTGAAGCATCTGCATAACCATTAATAGCTAATTTAGTTGACTCTAATGTTGCATAATATTCCCTTCCTGTTTGTAGTATCTTTTTATTTGCATCTGCTAAAGCAATTGTTTTGTTAGCAATTTCATCAATATATCTTGATGTTATAGCTTGTGCAACCAGTGCTTGTGTATATAAATCAACCGCTGCTCTTGCTTGGTCAACATTTGTAATTGTTGAAGCATAAGCACTATTTACTTTACTTAATTCGTTTTTAACCGCTTTTAATGCCTCCGCCCTTCTTTCATCACTTACACTTGCATTTTGAGTAATTGTCAAATATGCTTGTAATCTTATTCCTGTCTCACTTGCTTCGGCTCTTGCATCACTTAAACTTTGTGCAAACTTATCTTCTGCTTTTGTGGCTTCGTTTGTGCCACTTATAAAATCAGCTATTTTAGGACCAAATGCGACTAAAATTGATGAAACCGCACCCAAAGCTAAACCAATACCTGCTGGACCCATTAAACCACTTGCCATTGCTTTTAAAGCACCACCTGCACCTCCAGCATCCTTACTTAATCTTTGAAATGATTCTAATAATGGATTTAAGTTATTCGCAATACCAATGAATCCATAAGGAGCATCTTGTGCAACCCTTGATAAGTTTGTTAATGCATTAGTTGCTTGATTGCTTGTACTTGGCAACGTTTTAAAAGCAGTACCTAATTTTTGGGTTGCGGTAACTGTTTCTTGTATATTTTTTACCGCTTGTTGATTGTCAGCGGTTATCGTAATTTTTAACGTTTCTTGTGCCATTTTATTATTTTACTCCATACAACT